TTATAAATAGCTTCTTTATTAAAGAAAGGTCTATTTAATAAATCTTTGAATTGATGTCTATTCATTCTATGTCGTTGAATAACATATTCACATTCTTCCATTGTTCTAGCATTAGGGTCTGGGTAGAAATCCCATATGCTTACAAATTCTACTTTAGGAACTTTAACTTGTTCAGGAGAATATTCTCTTCCATTACCACCTTCAGAATATTTATGTAATGTTTTATTATAAGTAAATGGTCCTTTAATAATTCCTGTTCCTAATAAACAAGATTCAAAGATTGCACTTCTTAATGCTACATTAGCATCTGATTCATCTAGTTGGTCTTCAATTAATTTTTGTAATCTTCTTGCTGCAATTTGTGCAGGTTTGATTTGTGGCATCTCAGGAACTGGAGCTGGTCCTGGTGACAAATCTGCTTCTTCTAATTCTTCTTGTAATCCACCTAAGTGAATACCACCTAAACTATTAAAGGTTGCACCTGGTGGTAATTTATTTCCATCACCTGGATAACCTAAATCTGATTCTGATTCTTCTAATGATTGACCTGGAGTATATTCTAAGTTACCTTCTATTTGAGGTTCAACTTGACCAACACCCATTTCCTCCTTCATAGGATTCATATGAGCATATTCAGCAATACCTTCTGGTACTTTTGTTTCTTCTATAGTTAATGGAAATCTTCCTGTACCAAATAGTACATCTATGATTTGTCCATAAGCTGCTAAAACTTTTGTCTTAGTAACTTTAACAAAGACTCTAGACTTTTCATGTTGAGTAAAATGAATATTTTTATAATACTTACCACGATAATTATGATAAGCTTGTAACCATCTATCTTCATCATCAGTTCTTTTATCTGTAACTGCATTAAATTTAGAATTAATGTCAATTACTAAAGGAGCTAAAGCTTCTAATCTTTCTTCTTCTTTTTCAGAAGAATTCATCATTCCATCAACTACCATATAATTCCTATTTGTTAATCAATATTTATTACTAAGTATAATAATACACTTATTTTCTACCCTTGTCAACTACTTCTATCAGTATAAAGTAATCTTCTTAATAGAGATAATAACTGAGGTTGGGATAATAACTGTACTACCTATATCCTCAAAAACAGGTCTGCTCTTACTTTTAATATAATCTCTAAATATTCTAGTTACTCCATTCTTTTGACTTACTAAATAACCTCTAGATACAGCAATAGGAAGCTTTTCTTCTCTTAGTGATTTCAAAGTAACCCATCCATCATCTCCTTCAATATCTACCCATTCAACTTCAACATAAGGATATTTACTAATATCATTAGCTAATATCTTTTCATTTAGAGGAATTACTCTCTTAATCTTATTCGGCTTTTTGACTTTGACTCTGCGTGTTCGTGTCTTTTTTTTTCGCACTATCCTCCCCAAAATGTTTTTGTTTTTTTAAAACTTTATAATTATGATTATCTTCTGCTGTCTTAACTTTCCCATAAGGTTCAAACTTTCCATTACCTCTTACTACAGGGTCTTTTAACCAATCATACTCTTGGTCTTTAATACCATTATTATCTGAGTATCTAAATAAATTTATTTTATAAATCTGTTCTATATTAGGATTTTTAATATACTCTATTAATTCTTCATAGGTCATTACCTTATCATAATGTTCATTTGTTTTTTTATTTTTAAAAGTATAGCTAGGCATTAATATCCAAAGATTGGGTCAGAAGGTGTCCACTTTTTATGGTGTTGCATTTGTTCATGAGGTGTAATACTTCTTGGTCTAGACATAATTAAATATCTAAGAGCATCATATGCATGGTCTGAAGCTTTAGTATCTACATCTTCTGGTTTTAATTTATCAATGGGTATACCTTGTAATTCTCTAATTAGGTTTGGGCAAGTTCTAAATATCTGGAGTCTTGGTCTGCCTTTAGCATTTAATTTTAATCTCTCATGTATTTGTATCTTACCCTGAATTCTGTTCTTGTCTGCTCTTCTAAGTTTATGTCCTGCTTTTGTTAATGCTTCTCCGACAGTTGGACCAGTTGTTCCAGTTCTTGCCCATGCTGCTGTATCTAATACTCCTTGAACTGATAGTCTATCTTCTTTTTCAAATTCAAAAATTTTTAAAGCTAACTCTTCGCCAGTTAAACCTTTCTGATATAGTTCTCTATAAATAATTAATGTTTCATCTGTTGGGTCTATACAACCCCACATAACTGCTGACTCTGCTGCATAACCATAGTCAATTCCTTTTACTCTTATCCAATGTTTAGGTAGAGTATAAGGAGCTATAGTATGTTTATCGTATTCAAATTCTGTAAAGGCAGCACCTTCGGAAACATTCCAGTTACCATCTAGTAATTGTCTTCTTTGTGTTGGTGGTAATGACTCCAACATCTTTTCATATTTACCATCTAAAGCTAAGAAAGGATTATCTTCTAATCTTGCTGGTATAAATTTTCTAGATATTTTATCTTTACCTGTGAAACTTTCGTTAGGAAGTGCTGGGTCTAGATACCTTTTTTTGACCCAACTCCCTCCCACACCTCCAGGGTTTGCAGTACACCTTATGAAACATTGTATATCATTATTAGTTGTTCTCAATCGTGATTGCAAATATTGGAGTGGGAATTCTGTAGGATACTGTGTTAGCTCGTCAATCCCTATCCAGGTATATGATTGACCTTGGTATCTATACACATCAGCATCTCTGTCCAGATAACCGAACTCCAATGTTGCTCCTGAAGGAAATTTCCAAATCTTTTCTACTTCTCTAAACTTTGCACCTGCAAAAGCTTTAGGATAAAGTTCTCTTGATTTGTCAATTAGTTCTCTTAATTCAGGCATAGACTTTCTTAATAACAAAGCTCTATGTTCTTTAATGTGCATAAACCTCAATGGGTCAACTAGCATAGCATATGACTTACCACCACCTGCAGCTCCACCATACAAAACATCCTGCTCTGGTGCAGCTAAGAATTCTGTCTGTGGACCTTCATTAGGTTTAAATACTATTCTATCTTTTTCTTCTTCTAAAAGAGTTTTAACTTTCTTTGGTAAAGAGTTATACTTATCTTCTACCATGATAGTACCTTTGATAGATACCTTATCAGTCTCTGCTCTTTGGACTACTCCTAAAGCTTCTTTCTTAGCTTTAAGTCTAGTAGTCTTATTCTCTAAGTTCTTCTTCAACTTCTTAATTTCTTTTTCTTTTTCCTTGACTAGCTTTCTTGCAGCTAGTTTAGCTTTATGTTCAAAGCCATAATTATACTGTCTTGCCATCTCTACTTAATAATCCAGTTGGTTTATCTTCACTCAAGTCATCTCTATCAATTATTTTCTTTAATCCCATAGCTGATAACTTGCGACCTGTTTGATGTTCTAATATATCAACTGCTCCTCTTAAAGAAAAAGCACCTGACTTAACACCATCTTTCATTTCTTCCAATGATGAAAGTTCTCTGTCAACTTTCTCCAGGGTCTTATTATCTTCTGATAACTTATAACCAAAAGGTATAGTAGAACTATTCCTTCTTTTCATCTATTACTTCCACATCTTCTGCTTCGATAATTGCTTTCTTTTCTGGTAATATAAATATACCACTACCACTACTATGTGTAACATCTAGCTTATCTCTTTTGGAAACACCCACTCTGTCTAACAAGGTCTGGGCTGCTTGAAGTTTCGCATTGACTTGTGGTATTGGGTCGTCACTTTCTAGAATCTCAACAAGTTTAGTAGAAGCTTGTGGAGCTGACTTCGCTAGAATCTTTGTGGCGACATCTATGATTTCATCTTTCAGACTATTTATTACTGAATAAGATGCACCAGGTTTATAACCTGCAATATCTAAAGCTTTATTAATATCACCTCTTGCATCAGTTGCTAATGCTGACAAGAAGCTTGTTTGTTGTTCTGTTAACTTCCTTTTATTATCTAAGGAAGGTAAATAATTACTAACCATTCTTTTATTATAACAAGTTTACAGCTAGTTGACAACATTTATTTTCATTTAGAGTTGACAAATGCAGGAGTACCTGTATAATATAAGTATACCCTCCAGGGGGTGAAGCACCTATACCTATCTGGGTCAGTCCAGAAATATAGCAAGGCTTTAATGAATCTCTTTAGCTG